ATGCAATCGGTGGAAACTATCTCACTGTTGGTTATAAGGGCGCTTCAGCGTTCGACGCTGGTCTCTTCTACTGCCCATACGTTCCTCTTCAGATGGTTCGTGCAGTTGACCAGAACAGCTTCCAGCCAAAGATCGGCTTCAAGACACGTTACGGAATGGTTGCAAACCCATTTGCTGAAGGTGCTACAGCCGGTGTTGGTGCTCTTACAAAGGATTCTAACGTCTACTATCGTAGAGTTATCGTTAACAACCTTATGTAATAAAGAACCGGGTAAACCGGTCACCTATAAAGGGGAGGGCTTCGTGCTCTCCCTTTTTTTATATAAATATTATAAAGTGAGGAGTAATATGTCAGCTTTAGAAAATACACCGACAAACCCAAATTTTCTTTCACCGCTTAATTTTAAATTCTCAATTAAGCGAGCACCTCATATTAACTTTTTTGTTCAGAGAATTAATATACCATCTATAAGTTTACCAACATATGAATCACCAAACCCATTTGTAAAGATCCCAGAACCAGGTGATCATGTTGATTACGGTGATTTAGAATTATCATTCAGGGTTGATGAGAATCTTCAAAATTATTTAGAAATCCATAATTGGATTAGGGCTCTAGGTAAACCAAAAGATTTCTCAGAATATAAAGCCTTAGCTAAAAACCCAAATTATACAGGTGATGGTATCAGATCAGATCTAACACTTTTAGTTTTATCAAGTGCAAAAAACCCAAACTATGAATTTGTCTTCACTGAAGCATACCCATATGGATTGAGTGAGCTTAATTTTGATACAACAAAAAGTGATGTTGAATATATCGAAGCAACAGCTACTTTCAAATACATTTTATTTGAAATAAGAAACATTTAACTGTTTACAATTAAATGAATATATGGTAATATATATTTTATATTATCAGCACGAGATTTATCATGAAGATTGAAGACATTATTGAATTATGGGCAACTGACACCCAGATTGACAGCACGGAGCTGGCAGCCGAAAGTCTAAAGATCCCTGGATTACATAATAAATATTATCGTATCTTCCTAGAAGAAAGACTCCGTCTTAAAAAGATGGAATCTGAGATGAAGTCTCTAAAGCTAGATAAGTATGAATTCTATACCTTGGGCCCAACAAAAGAGTCACAGGAAAAAGGTTGGCAACTTCCTGCTAAAGGAATTATTTTAAAACAAGATATCCCAATGTACATGGATGCAGATAAAGATATCATTGAGATGAATTTAAAAGTAGGTCTTCAACAGGAAAAAGTTGAGCTTCTTGAAACAATTATTAAATCTATAAGTAATAGAAATTTTATTATCAAGAATGCTATTGACTGGAACAGATTTGTTATGGGTGGTTAATTGGATTCATTAGAGATAAGTCGTCATGACGAAGTTTATATAAAAGTTAGGTGTGAACCAGGCGTTGCACAAGAGCTAAGTGAGTATTTTACTTTCTTTGTTCCTGGTTATAAATTTATGCCAGCTTATAAAAATAAGTTTTGGGATGGTAAAATTCGTTTATTTAATCCATTAACTTGTTTAATATATGCAGGTCTTATACCATATATTGAGAAGTTTGCTAAAGAAAGAAATTATCTTTTAGATTATGTTGACGATTTTTCATGTGAAGAATTCTCTCTAAAAGAAGCAAAAGATTTTGTTACTAAAATTAAACCAACAATGGAACCTAGAGACTATCAGCTAGATGCTTTTGTTTATGCTGTAAGAAATAGAAGAGCTCTTTTATTATCGCCTACAGCATCTGGTAAATCTTTTATCATCTACTTACTAACGAGATACTATAATGCCCGTACTCTTATTATTGTGCCAACTACTTCTTTGGTTAGCCAACTTGCTTCTGATTTTGCCGATTATGGTTTTGAATCTGATAGGTATGTTCACAGAATCTTCGCTGGTCAAGATAAACAAACAGATAAACCAATCACAATCTCTACTTGGCAATCGATTTACAAACTTGATAAAAAGTATTTCGAACAGTTTGACGTGGTCATAGGCGATGAAGCGCACTTATTTAAATCAGCTTCTCTGGCTTCTATTATGTCCAAGCTGTATCGTTGTCGTTATAGGTTTGGCTTTACGGGTACTCTTGACGGGACTCAAACCCATAGATTGGTTCTAGAAGGATTATTTGGTGTTGTAAAAAAGGTTATAACAACATCAGAACTTATTGAACAAAAACATCTAGCAGACTTTAACATCAAAGCAATTGTTTTAAAATATCCTGATGAAATTAAAAAGATGTTAAAAGATGCATCTTATCAGGATGAGATAGATTTTATTGTTAGAAATGATTCTAGAAATAAGTTTATAAAAAACTTAGCATTATCTTTAGATAATGGAAATACATTATTACTTTTCCAGTATGTTGAGAAACATGGAAAGGTTTTATATGATATGATTAAAAATGATGCTGGTGACAGAAAAATTTTCTTTGTCTCTGGTGAAGTAGATGGAGAAGAACGTGAGCAGATTCGTAAAATTGTTGAGACAGAACAGAATGCAATTATCGTCGCTAGTTATGGGACTTTCTCTACCGGCGTTAACATTCGCAATTTGCATAACATTATATTTTCTTCTCCTTCGAAGTCAAGGATAAGAAACTTGCAGTCGATTGGTCGTGGACTAAGAAAGTCTGAAACAAAAACATCAAGCACTCTTTATGATATTGCCGATGACTTAACCTGGAAATCAAAGAAAAATCATACACTTTTGCACTTTATTGAGAGAATAAACATTTACAATGAGGAAAAATTTGTGTATAAGATATATACAGTCGGATTAAAATCATGAGTCACGTTTTAGTAAAATTGACTAATAGAGATGATATTGTAGGTGTTTTAGATTCAGAAAATGATAATGTTGTAATAATTAAAGATCCAATGATATTAGTAATAAAGCAAGATGATAATGATGAAACTGGTGCAATACTTATAAATTATATTCCTTTTTCATCCCAAAATTATGTAGCATTAAATAAAACTAATATCATATCAATTATAAATTTAAGTGAAGATATGGTAAAGTATTACTTTGCTTCTAGAATTTATTGTTATAAGACTTTTGATAAAAACTTTACAGCAAATCTCAGAAGATCTACTGAATATTTGGAAAATTATATAAATCAAAGAACAAGAAAAAAACCAAATTTAAATGAAGAAACTATAAAATTTTATATGTCTCAACCAGCTAGCAATACGGTAAATTAATGGCAACAAAACATTACGTTAATAATAAAACTCTTTATGAACATATGAAAGCATATCATGAAAAACTCATGTTGTCAAAAGAAAATGATACACCTAAACCACCGATTCCCAATTATGTTGGTGAATGTGTGTTACTTATTTGCACAAAGTTATCATATAAACCCAACTTTATGAATTATTCATATAGGGATGATATGATCGCTGATGGAATTGAAAACTGTATTGCTTCGGTAGACAATTTTAATCCAGCAAAATCTATTAATCCATTTGCATATTTTACACAAATAGCATGGAATGCTTTTCTTAGACGTATTGCTAAAGAAAAGAAACAAACTTATATTAAGCATAAAAACTTTGAAAACCAATATACAAACGAAGAAATGGATGCTATATTCCATGATAGAGTTGGTATGGGAAATCACACAAATGAATATTCTTATGAAGTTATACGAAGCTTTGAGGAAAAAGAATTGTTAACTAAACAGAAGAAAAAGAATAAATTGGAAGAACTTATTATTGTAAATGAAGTGGAGAATGAAGATGAACTTGAAGCATAATATGCATCTGCTGCCACAGATCGTTATTGATCTTGCGGATAATGCACTTAATGAATCAAAGCATGAAAATGAAAGATCTAATTACATCCTTCGTCTGGAAACAATTAGAGATTATTGTAGTGCTGCAATTAACAAATACAATACTGCTAAACCTATTAAAAAACCAAACACGAGAGTAATGCGTTGAAGATTGCTTTAATTACAGATACGCATTGGGGCGTTCGTAATGATAATGTTGCCTTTCTTGATAATAGTAAACAGTTTATTGATAACATTTTTCTTCCTACTATGGAACAGGAAGGAATATCAACAATCTGTCATCTAGGTGATCTTGTTGATCGTCGTAAGTATATTAATATCAATACTGCTAGGCGTCTTCGACAGGACTTTTTAGATCCTATTGCCGGAAAAAACTATGATGTCCATATCATAGCTGGTAACCACGATACGTATTATAAAAATACTAATTCTGTAAATGCTCTTAACGAACTTGTTAGGGGTCAATACCCGTTTCACATCTATGATCAACTACCGCGTGAAGTTGACTTTGACGGTCTTATCGTATTGATGCTTCCATGGATTTGTGATGAGAATAGAAAACTAACTTTGGAGAAGATTCGTGGAACAAACGCGCAAATCTGTTTTGGACATTTGGAACTCGCTGGATTTGAGATGTACAGGGGGTCCATGGTGTCGCACGGCGACGATGCTAGCATTTTTAATCGTTTTGATCTTGTTTGCTCTGGTCATTATCATCATAAGTCCTCTGCTGGCAATATTCATTACCTTGGCAATCATGGTGAGTTTACTTGGAGCGATTATAATGATCCTAAAGGATTTCATATCTTTGATACGGAAACGAGAAATCTAAAGTTTGTTAGAAAT